TGACCGCACTGCGTATCAATTAAAGCAAGAACGCGCTAAATCCGCCGAACTCCAGAAGCAGCTAGACGGCTATAAAAAGTCGTCTTCTCCAGAGGTTGAGCTTGGCCGCGAGCGAGTCGGCAGTGAAGGCTCTCTTGATTCTGTTGATGCGATGATTGAGCGGATGGCGCGTTAGCGACGAAGCGCAGACTTTGCCCTGATAGACTGGCTTTTTTTCTGCTCCTCCAAAAACCAGTCTATCAGCGGGTTTGATTTATCTTCCTCAATCGAAGGAACTCTCTGGATTTTGAAACCTCTCTGCCGACACCCCTCAATCGCCTGAGCCAGCCAGTCCATTAAGTCGGGAGATTTTCGGATTCGCTTTTTCATTTCATCTTTTGGCTCAACCTCAATTCGATTTCCAGATACGATTGAATACATCCGAAGCTGCCCTTCGTCAGCCACGTCCCTAGGAAGACTTCTGATTTGCTGAGACTCAATCGCTTCCCGAACTGAAAACCACATCTCGGTCACAAACTTTGAATAATGCTCGCTACACTTCTTTAATCGGCGAACACCTTTATCATTTACAAACAGGTCGAATCTTACCGGCCTTTCACTGGCCTTTGCCCCAGAGTCAATCGGAACTGGGCAGGAGTGTCCGAACAGCTTGGCAAATGCGTTTCCCATAGTTCCGCGACCAAAGGCATCGTAAAAACAGTTTTCTGCCGGTATATTTAGCTCTCGGAGCTTATTGAACACAAATTCTGCTATCTGTTCTTCTGCCTCTTGGCTGGCATTCAATCTGATTGGGATAATTTCGGGCTTGCAGACTTCAATGGCCTGTTTTCCGTCCATCAATGTTCCAATTCTAACACGGCCAGCCACACATCGGTCGCCTCCGCCGTAAGCAATGTCAATGTTGTAGATGTCTATAAAACTCCGGTTTTCCCAAAGCCCGATGTCAAAGGCTTTATTTTTGTTGCATAATCCAATGGTTATTACCCGATTTGAAACCATGCCGCGAGACGGCTTTCCTATCCCCTGCTGATATAATTGCCATGAATCATCGCCGTGAGTTGACCTCAAGTTTTCAACGTGCGATTTTGAAATAAGAAAGCTATATTGAACTTCTGGGTCATCATTATTTGGCGTGTCTCTACCATCGAAAGCAATGACATGGGCGTTATACCATTTGGATGTCCACTCCTGCGTCTTTCCAGTGTCGTGAAATGAATCCCAGCCGCCTTCCGGCTCCGAAGCCACGCAGAGCGGGTCGGATATGTCGGTTGGATTTCCAGACATGATTCCCTTGAATCCCGCCGACACCATCCAATTTGAGTAGGCATCCAAAAAAGATGGCTGCATAACCGCGCACTCGTCAGCATAATGCTTCAAGATGCCATCCTGCTTGCCGGGTGTATTTGGCGGCTTGCAGCCTTGAAACTTGCTCATTCCTACAAACCTGCCGCCGCTGACGCAGGGAACGCAAACCAGCCCACGGTTAAGCTCTCGCGCCATTTCGCCTTCTTCATCAATTTCTTCTGGCGTGATTGACATTGAGGACTCAAGCACATACCCCGGAAGCCATTCATAATTTTGCTTGGCGCGGTTAAATAGCTCTTTGAATCTGCCCCAAACCTTAATTTCCATTGACCGTTTTTCCGTAGATGAAATCAAGGCCAGAGAAGTTCTTGGATAGCAGAAAAAGTCAATCAGGGCATGGACAGCCATTGTGTAGGTTTTTCCAGACGAGGCGCAGCCAAGAAAAACCGTAATTTTATTCTCGCAGATAGATTTTAGCCCAAGCGTGAACCACCGATGCTGAATGTCCTCTGGCCAGAGCAACTTATGGGCGGCTAGATAATTTTGAGTTTTTGGCTTTCCATCGGCCATCCTAATCATGTGAAACTCAAGCGCCAATGGGTCGGTTCCAACGGGGAATTTTATACCATATTTGGTAAATGTGTTTTCAGTTGCAGACACGCCATTAAAGGTGTAATTCTTACAAGTCAATGTCAAAAGAAAAATCAGCCACGCCCCCGACCAGATTTCTAAAAGATTTTCTTGGAAACTTTCTCGGCGGCGTTGACTCAGGGGTTGACCCGCATCTGCTAAAAAAAAACAAGCTGGCGTGGGCGGTCAATTCAACGGTAAGGGGTGGCTACATAAGCCCCATGCCGAAAATTGTTCCTTTTAATTTAAGCGATGGCGGGGCGTTGGTTATTGGAGGTTCTCAAGGTGTTTCTTCATTTGTTCAGTCTGGTCTTTTTCAAGGGGCTGCTTTTTACAATCCAAATGCGGCGTCGGCTTTACCTGCCGGAACCTTGTTTGCGCTAATCAGCGGCAGGCTGTTTGGCTTTACGCCAGATTTCTCGGTTGTCGCGGGTAAATATGTCTCATCGTTGGGTTATGTGGCGGTTGTCGAATACACTATAAATAATTCTGGAACCCCAGACCTTAATTCTACCACCGCCCCCCAAGCGTGGCTTGGTCAGGCCGAAAACTATTTAATTGTTCAGGACGGGACAACTCCAAACCCATTGGTTTTTGATGGGAATAATTCATTTCGCTCATATTCGCTCCAGACCCTTGTAGCCACATTTAAGGTCAATCCAAATGGAGGCGCTGGCTCTCCCGCTATCGGAGCCACATTTTCTGGAACTATTGCCACCGACCTAACTGCCGGAACGATTCCAGATATAATTACTCCGGTTTCAATTTACGCTGGCTCAACGGCTCCGGCTGGATATGTGTCGGGGCAGTATTTAGGCCAGATGACTTTTCAGAAAATAACTGCGAGTGGAAATTTTAGTGCAATCTTGGTTCCGCTGTCCGGGTCGCCTTCGGTTGTTGCTGGCAGCACGGTATGGCTTCAAAACCTAAATTATCCGATTTCAAACCAGTCATTCAACATTTCTGCTGGATTTCCGGCAGCTTACGCAACGAATTTAACCATTGGAACCGCTGACGCATTTAATGCTCAAAACACTTCTGGATTTGTGGCTGGAAGCATGGTGGCAGTTGCGACGGTGGCGCAATACAAAGTTCCAAACGGGTCGCCATACGGAACTCCGGCATCTGCCACCGGAAAAACAACGCAGGTCACGTCCGGTCAAATCACTCCGTCTGCGATTACGCCCAGCAGCTTTCTTTCAATTTTCCCTTCAGACCCATACGGAAGTCTTTCAAAGATAACCTCCGTTGTATTGAAGTTTCAGGTGCAATCATCGTCTCCAAACATCACTTACACACCGATTGGAACTCTGGCTGCTGATTACACACTTTCTGGGGCTACCCCGGTGCTATTTGCTGCGGGGGCAACCTATCCACCATCCTCAGCTCAAGGAGCAACAGTCTTTGTCGGCACAAACTCGACGACGCCAAGCTCAAACCAGCAATGCTCAATTTCTTCTTACACAAATAGTGGCTCGCTATACTACCTCACCAATCAATCCGTCGCCGCAGGCATAAATCTAAATACCTGCACAATTCAAACCTTAATCGGAATACCCTGTGGCAAGATGTGGGCTTATTGCCAAGGGAGAATTTGGACATCTCTCCCCAATGGAACGCAATTTGTGGCTGGCGACATTGTTGGCGGCTCAAGCGGAACTTCGGCAAATAATTTTCTGGATGCCATTCTTTACACGATGCAAAATACGCTGCTTTCAAATGGCGGCACGTTTTCATTGCCGGGGAATTACGGTCAGATTCGGGCAATGGTGGTAGCGCCAACTCTAAATGTTGCTCTCGGTCAAGGGGCGCTACAAGTTTTAACGACGCAGTGTATATTCAGCGTTAATGCGCCAGCCGACATTACGACATGGGCAAAACTAACCAGCCCAATCGTGGTAACGTCACTAATAGGTTCTGGGGGGATGTCTCAGTCCGGCTCAGTCCAAGTGAACGGCGACATTTTATTTCGCTCGCAGGATGGGATTCGCTCCATGACAATCGCCTCGCTTGATTTTTACAAATGGAATCAAACCCCATGCAGCAATGAAGTCCAGAGGATTATTTCTCAAGACGATTACACGCTGCTCCAGTTTTCAACGGCGTGTCTATTTGATAATCGAGTTATATTTGGATGCTCTCCATTAACCACGCCAAATGGCGTCATAAGCCAGAGCGCGGTTGCGATAAATCTGGACACAATTAGCAACTTGCAGGATAAGTCACCCGCTGTTTGGGAGGGGGTTTGGAATGGCTTAAATACACTTCAGTATGTAACCGGAATGTATGGGAATCTATCTCGGTGCTTTCAATTTACCTCTGCCAATTCCAGCATTGTTATTTCAGAAATTCTCACGACCGCAGATGGTCAAGATGTTCAAAATTCGGGCGCAACGAATTTTCAGTTTGAGTCCAGTGTTCTTTTTAATAACAACGAGGCTCAGGGGGAATATGACTTGCTGAGATTGGAGGATGGTGAGATATACGTTCAAAACATCATTGGCGTGGTCACGTTCACTTTTGAATTTAGGTCTGATTACGGAGATTGGAACCCTTGGTATTCGTGGACGGTTGACAACACTGACGGCAAGACTCCATACAAAACCAGAATGGGGCTGGGGTGCCCTTACGGAGATAGCGCGAACAGCTCTGGATTTGAAAAGCGAGATGGTTACGACTTTCAGATTCGCGCCACCTTCAATGGCTCATGTCAATTTATGGGCGGAGCGGTTAAGGCCAGCATTGTCCCGCAAACCGAGTTTGCAAAGCCGATTTCATCTGTTCCCACACCGCCGCCGCCGCCGACCGCGCCAATACTAAAACAGGCATTCGCCGGATATGGAGCGCCAACAAACCAAAACCCGTCCGGCGCATCTGGAATATATTTCGACGCGCAAAATAATGAATTTTACCTGTGGCTTGGCAATCAATGGGACGGCGGGATTATTCCGTCCGGCTCGTCGGTTGTTTCTCTGGGGAGGCAGGCGTTTAATGGCTCCGGTGCGCCTAATGCCTCAACCCCAACTCCCGCCAATAATGCCGGAACATATTTTGATTATTCAAACAGTGTAATTTATTTCTGGAATCCGCTTGGTTATTGGGGTGATGATGTTACGGCATCTGGAAGCGGGGTGGTTGCAAATTCATTGGGTCAAGACTACCTTTCCGGCAGCGGCATTCCGACGACCCAAAAACCGGCGAACGGTGCTGGAATTTATTACGACATTTTGACGCTGACAATTTACAACTGGAACCCAATAAACAACGCTTGGATATGAGAAACCTTTTTATATTTTTATTGATGGCGATTTGCCTGACCTCTCGCGGGTCGGCATTTTACTACAATTCATTTACGACCAACACGGACTACAACGCGCTCGCTCTCGCAACCAACATCGCCAACTCAGCCATTCAGGGTTCGGTTCAGGCATCATTAAGCCCCACTGTGATTGCAAATGCTGGAGGATTAACAACTAACAATTATGCGTCCTATGCCGACACCAATGGGGCTGCATTCTACTGGTATTCAGCCGCCACAAATTACGCAGCTACCAACATCCCGGCCAATGTGGTTACAATCCCAATCTTAACTGCGGCGACCAATAGCTTATGGTCTTCAACAACCAATTACGTCAATTCGGCAACAAACGGGCTAGTAACTGCGGCGGTGACAAACGGGCTTGCAAGTATTGGCTATGCCAACTCGACGACCAATGGACTTGTTACATCAAGCGTAACGAATGGATTAGCAACATTGCAGGCGGCCACCAACGCCGCAAATTCAGTCTATTCAAATAATCCATCGCTGTATCTTACTCCATCGGCAACGAACAACATAACCGCTCTTGGAAATAATGTGGTGGTCGGCATTCAATCTGGTGGAGGAATTATTGTCGCAACCTATCCGAGCGCATCTGGAATCACGGTATCACTTACGGCCACTGGAACCAACAATGTGAGCGTGACAAATTTTAATGCGACTACTTTGGCAGGATATGGAGCCTTAACCACAAATTCATCCTCTTGGACAAATTACGTTGCCCCAATCAATGACTGGACTAACGCGACTATTTACACAAAC